GCAAACATAGAAAGTAAAAAAACATTCATCGTTGGTGTTATCGGGTTTATCGGTTCAGGTAAAGATACTGCAGCAGATTATCTAGTAAATCATCATAATTTTATAAGAGAAAGTTTTGCTAGCAATCTTAAAGATTCTGTTGCCGCAATATTTGGGTGGAATCGAGAACTGCTTGAAGGGCTTACAGAAGAAGCTAGAGAATGGAGAGAGCAAGTAGATACTTGGTGGGCTGCTAGGTTAAATATGCCCAAATTAACTCCTCGATGGGTATTACAGCACTGGGGAACTGAAGTTTGTCGGCAAGGGTTTCACGACGATATCTGGATTGCTAGCCTTGAAAATCGACTAAAAAGTTCTACAAATAATATTGTTATTTCTGATTGCCGTTTTCCAAATGAGCTTAAATCTATTAAAAATAATGGTGGAATTTTAATTAGAATTCGTAGAGGGCCGGATCCTGAATGGTATAATCTAGCTTTAGAACACAAAGAATTAATGCCTAACGCTTACCCGGATGTACATGTTAGCGAATGGTCTTGGATTGGAACAGACTTTGATTACGTATTAGAAAATAATGGTAGTAAACAAGATTTGTTTAGTCAGCTTGAATCTATTGTTAAAATCAATTCTACAATGTTTGTTAGATCGATAGTATTAGATATAATTTAAAAATCATACTCATTTGAAAGTATTCGGAGTTTAGCATTATTGATAATATTAAAATACCATAGGGTATATTTGTTTTGTAAATACATTGCTGGCATAGTTCCTTTATGTTAGAGCTCTTGGGCATTGGCGTGTCGCGAAGAGCATTAATATTTAGTAAATGGCGGGTAGTCGGGTACCAAATCTCCTTGACGCCAAGGTAAATGTTGCGTATGAAGTAGCCGTTGGCAATTGGCACAGATTGACTTGAGATTATCATATCTGCAATTATTCAAGTTCCCATCGATATGATAGACGTTAAATTGTTCGGGCCATTTGCTAGTATAGCCGCATTTGTCGCATTTTAATTTTTTCTTATAACCAGCTTTAGCCCATTTTGGGATTCCATTTTTAGAAACTCTAGAACAGTGATCACATTGTGTTCTATAGTATGCTTTATTATTTTTGTAATAATTAATAGCAACCGGTCTTTGGTTGCATTTTTTACACAATTTCCTCATAGATCAGTCCCTTTATCGCGCCCTTTTAACCAAGTATTTAACCGGCGAAAAAACCAAATTGCCGATAAATAAAATTAACCATCCTTTAAGGAGATCGATAAATGGCAACACTTAATTCACCCGGCGTACAAGTTTCAGTTATTAATGAAAGTTTTTATGTACCTGCCGCACCGGGAACTGTACCTTTAATTTTTGTAGCATCTGCAAGTAATAAGTCAAATGCTAGTGCTACTAGCACAGCCGTTGGAACATTAGACGCCAACGCCGGCCAAGTATGGACAATCACTAGTCAACGTGATCTATCCGATACATTCGGAACTCCGTATTTCGAAACAGATGCTAGTGGAAATCCTGTAAATGCAGGTGAATTAAATGAATATGGATTGCAAGCAGCTTATAGTTTATTAGGAGCTAGTAGCCAAGCATATGTAGTCCGTGCAGATGTTGATCTAAGTCAATTAGAACCAACAACCAGTATTCCAAATGGGCCTCCGGTATCCGGAACTTATTGGGTAGATACTGCAAATTCAGTTTACGGAATTAGTCAATGGGATAATACCAACAAGGTATTTAATAATGTAACACCTTTAATTATTGATGATTCTAATGCAGCTACTGTTGCAGGGTTCTCCGGTGATTATTACACACCGAATCCAAGTTTCGGAACTGTAGGTTCATATGCTTTAGTTAATACATCCGCTAACACTAATCAATTATGGTATAAGAGTTGGTCAAACAATTGGGTAGTTGTTGGAACTAATCGAGAAACAAATTGGAATATGAGTGGGTGGTCGGCAAGTTCATGTTGGCAAACTAGTATTCCTGTTGTTACTAGTACCGGACTTGGTACAAGCATCAATACTGGAACAAATGCATTTTCGATCAATAGCCAAGCGATTACATTATCATCGGATGTATCTGCACAGGGTATTGCTAATAGTATTAATGCAGTAGGCTACTCATATGGGTTCGGAGCACAAGTAATCAATGGTTACCTAGCATTATTTGCAGATGCAACTGCAAGTTCAACTGGAGGCGCACCAGATGGCGCCATTAATATAACTGCAGGTACTGATTCTCCAACTAAATTTGGATTTAAAACAGGAACATATGCACCTGTTGGAATAGCAATTCAAGCACATACTCAAGTTCCTAGATATTCTAGTGGTATTAGTATTAGTGGTTCTTCGCTCACTGGCAATGGGAATGCTACAGGTAGCTTATGGATCAAGACTACAATTCCAAATAATGGTGCAAACTGGTCGATAAAATATTATAATGGGGCAACTCAAACATGGGGCAGTGTTTCGACACCAATTTACCCAACAACCGATGTCGCATTATCTACTTTAGACTCAGGCGGCGGCCGTAGTATTCCTGTTGGTTCGTTGTTTATTGAAAGCAACTATGATCACGGAACAGGAGCAAGTACAAGTTCGGTTGCACTAGCAGAATTCACTATTTGGAGAAGAAGTGCCACAGCTCCTACAACTATTACACAAACTGTAGCAAATACATTTACATTCCCAGGCACATCAAGTAGTTTCCAAATTTCGGAAACACTTGCAGGCAAAACAGGGTTCTATAATACTGCTACTGTTACCGTTCCTGCAAATGCTACACCTAGCCAGTTTGTAACGTCATTAAGTGCTGCAGGATTAACAAATGTATCAGCAGCATATAATAGTGGAACTGGAGTACTTTCAATTAGTCATAGCTTAGGCGGTGATTTTAAATTGAAAGACGGAACTAACAATCCATTAACAGGCGGTACTGGAAGCACATTAAGTTTCTCTGGGTGGGAACCTACAACTACAGGATATACCGGAACACCGAACCTATACGAAGCAGGTATGTATGATGCAGATGGTTTCACTCTTAGAGCAAGTAATTGGAAGCCATTAAGTTATACTGCAACATCGACTGCACCATATACTATCCCAACAGATGGTCAATTATGGTACAACCCTTCAATAGATGACGTAGATATTTTATATAATTACGGCGGTAAATGGTTAGGATATAAAGCATCTGGATCGCCATTTAATTCTACAACAGATCCGAATGGTCCTATAATTTCTGCCACTCAGCCTGTCTTAAATAGCAAAGGCAATACATTGGCAACTGGTGATATTTGGGTTAGTACAGCTGATATGGCAAATTTCGGTAAAATGATTTATGTCTATAATAGCGCTGCTAGTACTAGCAACAAATGGATTTTACAAGATGTAACAGATCATGTAACATCCAACGGTTGGTTATTTGCAGATGCACGTTGGGCAACTACTGGACAATCAACTACTCCGTCATCGATCACTGACTTATTAAGCAGTAACTATGTTGATCCGGATTGCCCGGACCCTGCACTATATCCTGAAGGTACACGCCTATGGAATACACGTCGCAGTGGATTTAATGTTAAGAAATATGTACAAAATTATATCAACATTTATGCTAATAATGGTTATAACATTCGTGTACCGACCGATCAGATGGATGGTACAACACCTTATTTTGCAGATCGTTGGGTAACTGCAAGTCCTAATGATAATTCAGGTGTTGGTTCATTTGGTCCTAATGCACAGAGATCAGTGGTAGTAAAAGCACTTAAATCATTAATTGATACTAATCAAGCTATTAGAGATACTGATTCTCTAGTATTCAATTTAATTGCTTGCCCGGGTTATCCAGAAGCTATTCAAAATATGATCGGGTTAAACACTGATCGTTATCAGACAGCATTAGTAATTGGTGATACTCCGTTCCACTTGCCATCAGATGGTACTTCATTAGCAGCATATGGTAATAATACCAATAATGCTCTTGATAATGGTGACGTAGGATTAGTAAGTTACGATAACTATACTGCGGTTTATTATCCGAGTGGTTATACAAATGATAACTTAGGTAACAATATCGTAGTTCCACCGAGCCATATGATATTACGCACAATTGCTAGAAGCGATAGTGTTAGCTATCCTTGGTTTGCACCGGCAGGATTGCGTCGAGGCACCGTCGATAATGCTACTTCGGTAGGGTATGTCGATTCGGAAACTGGCGAGTTTATAACAACATCTTTATACGAAAGTTTAAGAGATGTTATGGCTCAAAATGGTCATATTAATCCGATTGCAACATTGACTGGTTCTGGTCTAACTGTGATGGGAGAATATACTCGTGCTAATGCAACCAGTGCGCTTGATCGTGTTGGTGTAGCTAGATTAGTTTGCTACTTACGTAGACAATTAGACATTTTAGCCAAACCATTCTTATTCGAACCAAATGATAAAATTACAAGAGACGAAATTAAAGCCGCTACAGAAAGCTTACTATTAGAATTAGTAGGGCAACGAGCATTATACGATTTTATTGTAGTATGTGATGAATCGAATAATACACCAGCTAGAATCGATCGTAATGAATTATGGATGGACATTGCTATTGAACCAGTTAAGGCTGTAGAATTTATCTACATTCCATTACGATTGGTTAATACTGGTGCTATCGCAGCAGGTACGTTTTAAAGGTAAATAAAAGAGACAAGGAGCATTTAAATGGCAATTTCCAGTTTAAGCAGATTCGGAGTTCCACTACAAGGAAATCAATCCCCAACTAACCAGGGATTGTTAATGCCGAAACTTTCATATAGATTTCGAGTATTATTTCAAGGATTTGGAGTTAGCAAACCTACAACTGAATTAACCAAACAGGTTATGAACACAGCTAGACCGTCTCCTTCATTCGAAGATATCACGTTAGATGTGTATAACAGCAAAATTAAGCTAGCTGGTAAACCATCATGGGGCGATATTGATATGGTTATTCGTGATGATATTAATGGTTCAGTTAGTAAATTAGTTGGCGAACAAATCCAGAAACAATTCGATTTCTATGAACAAGCTAGTGCTGCTAGTGGTATTGATTATAAGTTTTCAACTCTAATAGAAATATTAGATGGTGGAAATGGCCAGTTCCAGCCAAATATATTAGAAACATTCGAACTTGATGGTTGCTTTATACAAAAAGTATCTTATAAAAATGCCGATTACAAAACCAGTGATCCGTTAGATATTACTATAACACTTCGTTATGATAATGCAATTCAAATTAACGGTGCTGGTGTTCCAAACGGCATCGGTGTTAATGTTGGAAGAACTGTACGTACATTAGCTACAGGTTAATATAGTTTTATAAACTGTAAAAAGACCCGGTAAAACCGGGTTTTTTTATGGCTAAATAAAGATATGTCAAACAGATTTGTAAATTTTTTAGTTAATGATAACGGGGTTAATTTACGAGATTATCAACATGCTAATAGGCTCTATGTTGCTAATAATTATGCATTAACACCCAAACCGGGCTGGATTTATTATGTAGTATTAAACATAAATTCTAATATTATCAATTCTATTAAAGATACTACATTTTTAAAAGAATTTCAAGACTGGTACGGCAAGAATAAAGGAACAGTAGGGATATTAGCTAAAACTGTAGATATGCCGAAGTTTACTGTCGAAACAGAAAAGTTAAATCAATATAACAGAACCACATATATACAAAAGAAACTAAATTATGGAACATTATCTATCGGGTTTCACGATGATATGTCAAATGTTACTACGAACTTGTGGAAAAGTTATTATCAATATTATTACGGTGATAGTTTAAATGCTACAACAAAAAATGTATCATCTAATTCTATACCTAAATATTCTAATACCAAATATAATGCTAATCAAGATTATTATTCTTATGGATTGAATAATGGTCAAGTAGAACAATTTTTTAGATCAATTGATGTTTATCAGCTTCATCAAAAGAAATATACATTATTTAAAATAGTAAATCCTATCATTAAAGATTGGTCTCATGACGGGTTAAATCAAGCTCAAGGGAATTTAATGCTAGGTTCAAAGATGACTTTAGAATATGAAACAGTAATTTATAATACATCACCTAACAATAAAGTTACTAGTGAAACTCCTGGCTTCTTTAATGAACATTATGATCAAACTCCGAGTCCGTTACATGTTGGCGGAACTATTGCGGATCCTTTACCTCAGGATTCATCTGCAGTATTCGGTGCTCGTACAAATCCGGGCGGAAGTCCATTAGATCTTTTAAATAATGCATTGCAAGCCGCTAACCTTATAAGAAATGCAAAGAACTTATCAAATAGAAGTTTAATTGTAAATGGAACAGGTATCTTAAGAAGTACGTTATCGAATATTAATCAATTAAATAACAATAGTATATATTCGGATCCTTTAAGCAGCAGTCAAAATGTTAATCCTGCAGGAATATCGGTTCCGATCCCTACCACGGTAGACAATGTAACTACTGCTGTAATGAGAAACGTTTAAGGATAACAAATGGCTTTATATAGTAACTTACCACCACAAAAAGTTCCTTCTAGCTCGGATCAAACACTTAAAGTTTTTAATAATTTTTATTCATTACCTGTAAGCATCAGTAATAATGATCTTATGGCCATGGTAGGGTTTTTTGAAGCTAGAGGATTTGACAGCGTTAGCGCTGAAAGAACAGCTATAATAATTTTAACACAAGCAGCTAATGATGGATATAGCGCTATGCAAATTTTGGATACATTAAAAGGTTCAAGTTCTGTAGAAATAAGCGGGCTTGTTACTGAAATCTTAAATTATAATAGACTCAATACAAGTTTTTTAGGCACATCACAGTTATCTAGTCCATCTGAAACAGTTCTACGTAACGTATTACCATGAGTTTAAAATTCAGCCAAGGTGTTTATGCTGTAAAGAATCCTGAAAAATATGTAGGAAATCATAATCCTCGTTATCGTAGTAGTTGGGAATTCCATGTAATGAAGATGTGTGATGAAAACCCTGCCATACATCAATGGGCTAGTGAAAGTATAAAAATACCTTATAAAGATCCATTAACAGGCAAGGCGACAATTTATGTTCCGGATTTCCTAGTAGTCTTTGTTGATAAGAATAATAAAAAACATGCAGAGCTCTGGGAAATCAAACCAGTCAACCAAACGTTACGAGAAAGCGTAGGAAAGAATAAGTATAACCAAGCACAATTTATACGCAATCAAGTCAAATGGGCTGCGGCACAAAATTGGTGCAAACAAAATAAACTCCAGTTTAGAATAATAACTGAAAAAGATTTATATAGGTGACACATGACACGTAAGTTAGAAGAAGTATTAAACATTAACCCAAAAGATGAAACTGTAATTCCTCCTAAAGAAGCTCCTGCAGTTCCTATCATTGACCTAGAAGAAAAACTCGAGCAATTTGATAAAATCGCTGCAGCATTACCTCGTGTTAAAGGTTTAGGTGATATGGCAGATGGTGAATTAGATGCATTGGCTGCAAAAGCTGAACAAGCATACGATGATCTAATGGATCTAGGTATGAATGTTGAAGCACGATATGGCGCACGTATGTTCGAAGTTGCTGCTAATATGATGAATGCTGCTATACAAGCTAAAAGTGCTAAGATTGATAAAAAGTTAAAAATGGTTGATCTACAACTTAAGAAATTGGCTATAGATAAAAAACATGGCCAAGTAGATGAAGTTCAAGGCGAAGGTTATATAATGACCGATCGCAATTCCATTTTGGAAAAACTTAAGAATTTGAAATAAATAAAGCATAGGACAGCATAATACTATGAAAAATTTTAAACTTTATTTTAACGAAGTAACTGGTGCTAAGAAATGGGATTTTCGCATCAAATTTGCAGGAACAGTTACTAACGAACAAGAACAATTGATGAAATCATTATTAGAAAAATTTCATGTCGGTGATTTCAAAAAAGTCGGTATAACACCAATTCAACATTTACCTTTGGATTTTCCTAAGATTAAAAACTCCGAAGTAACAATTTTTGAAACCAGTTTAAATTATCCGACTACACAATTTGAATTACGAGATTACCTTGCTACTAATTTAGGAGTTAGTAAAGACGGAGTAGTTGTTCGTAGCCCGACCGAACCATTAGAAGAATATCAACAAGAAACACCACAGCGTGAAGGTGCTTTATTAAACAATTCTAATTACGAAGAAGCAGAAAATGCTAAATTCGAAGACTATTACGGTGACAAATATAATACTGGTTTCGTTAAAGAATTAAACGAATTATTAAAATTACAACGTAAAGCACGCGGCGAAGAAATTCCTACCGAAACTAAAGTGAAATATAACGTCGAAGATAAGCAAAATAATACAAGTCCTATTAAACAGGCTAAAGACCCAAGGAAAAAATAATTATGAGTGATTCAAAAAATAATAAGGAATCAACAATGGAAAATTTAGATACAAGAAGCTTGCAATATCTAGCTGGCGTTAAAAAAACCATTGAAGAATGTGGAATGATGGGAACTATGCCTGGCCCTAAAACCCCTGCCACAATTAATGTTACTGCAGGTAGTGCAGAAGAATTAAGCGGTATGCTTAAGGATCTTATGGGGCTAGCAGGCGTTCACAAAGTTGAACCAGAACATATGCCAATGGATAATCCGGAATCACCGACCAAGGTTATCAGTGCTCCACCTATGAAAGCCGAACCTAGCCACGGTGATGACATGAAACGTCTATTGTCTATGATGGATACCGAACATGATATTGAAGAAGATAGCATGAATCCTGGCAATGAACGAGTTTATGATAATAGTCCTGAAGAAGAAGGAAAAGCTAAAGGAAATTGGGCGAACGGTGAAGGCGATGTAGATAATAACTTCAGCAACGCACTGGTCGGAAAAGATAAACATCATAAAGAAGCGTATGAAAGTTTATTTGCGGAATATAAAGAATTTGTTGCAGAATCAAAGAAATCTAAAGGCAAGAAGTGTAACGAATGCGGTAATTGGATGAGTGAATGTTCTTGCGACGAAGTGAAAGAAAGTAAAAAATCCAAATGCTGCTGCAAAGAAAAAGGCAAGAAAAAATGTCCGGTACATGGAAAAATGGATGAAAACTTACTGCCGCAACAACGAGCAATTCAAGCTGAACTTGACAAAAAATACGGCGGCGGTGTAGTACGTACTGGAACAGGAAGAGCCGAAAAACAAGGTCGTATAGGTGCTAAAATTGCTCAAGATATTATCGGAGCAGATAGAGATAGACCTAATAGAACAGGGCAAGGAGAGCCATCTTTCAATCATCGCATAACGAGAGGTTCAAGGAATCGTGAAGAAAGTATGAATGAAGTAGGGTATAATACCCTACCAGCTCCTGCTGTTGCTGAAGGTAAAAAAAAGCCTAGCGCCGGCATGTCTAAGAAAGCTAAATCCAAACTAGTCAAAAAGGCTAAGAAGGGTGGAGACATCGGGAAGAAAGGTAAGAACTTTGAAAAAGTAGCAAAGAAGGCAGGCGGCGGAGAAAAAGGCAAACGTATTGCAGCCGCAGCTATGTGGAAGAACGCTGCTAAGAAATAAGCTAAATGCTTTACCAAATAGGCCCTTCGGGGCCTATTTTTTTGAGTAAATAATATTATGGGCAGTAAAAATCTCGACGGAGTTCTAATAAAACGCGCAAACCAAAAGCAAAAATGGTCTGAAGAAGACATTCAACATATGCTACTGTGTAGCGATCCTAATACCGGGCCGCAGTATTTTCTTAACAATTTCTTTTACATACAACATCCCACTCAAGGTAGTTTAAGATATCAAGCTTATAATTATCAAACAGAATTATTAAACAGCTACCATACACACCGATTCAGTGTTAATATGCTCGGCCGCCAGATGGGCAAGGCATTAAGTTTAGAAACTCCTATATTAACACCAAATGGATTTGTCATTTTAAAAGATTTAAAGGTAGGTGATGTTATATATGGAAGAGATGGAAAAACTACTAATATTACCTTTATTACCGAAACGATGGAGAACCGACCATGCTACGAAATTATTTTTATACACGGCGAAAAAATTATTGCCGATGCCGAACATCTCTGGAATATTGTATTACCTAAAACTAAGGAAGAAATAACTGTTAATACGTTAGAACTACTTTCTTATTTTAATAAATTTAAAAATACTTCACAAAGTTTACATATAAAAGCATCAAACTGTATTGATTTTGAATATAAAGAAGTTCCTATTGACCCATATTATCTAGGTTTATGGCTTGGCGATGGAGGTACCAAAGATCTTAGAATTACTTGTACAATTGAAGATTATGTCGAATATAATAGAATTTTTACAAATAAAGGGCTTGAGATTTCGCAATTTAAATTAGATAAAAGGAGTGACAAGACGGGTACCTTTTATATTAAAGGAGGAACTAAAAAGTTTAAAGAATTAGGTGTTTGGGGTAATAAACATATACCAGATCTATACATTTTTAATAGTAAAGAAATAAGATTAGAATTATTAAAAGGATTAATGGATTCTGACGGAACTTGTGAAAAAACTGGAGTTTCAAGATTTTATCAAAGTGATGAAAAATTTATTGATAAAGTTAGAATATTGTTATCAACTTTAGGTATCAAAACAACTAAAGGAGAAACTCCAACTACACATAAAACTGCATACACACTTTGTTTTGCAGAAAAAAAATTAGAAATTTTTAATTTGCCGAGAAAATTAGAACGTCAAAGAAATCTTTTAGATCACCCAAAAAATAAAAGAATATATATTAAAGAGATCTCTTTAATAGATTCGGTTCCGGTAAGATGTTTACAAGTTGATAACCATGACCACATGTTTTTATGTGGAGAAACTCTAATTCCTACTCACAATACAACAACTGCAGTAGGCTATCTACTTTGGTATGCTATGTTTGTACCTAGTAGTACTATATTGATTGCGGCACACAAATATACTGGCGCACAAGAAATCATGCAGCGCTTGCGTTATGCGTACGAAATGTGCCCAGATAATATACGTGCAGGTGTTACTAGTTACAATAAGCAAAGTATAGAATTTGAAAATGGGTCACGTATTGTAGCACAAACAACTACAGAAACTACCGGACGTGGTATGTCTGTATCTTTACTATATTGTGATGAGTTTGCTTACGTAGAACCAAATATCGCTGTTGAATTCTGGACCTCCATTAGCCCTACTTTAGCAACTGGTGGTAAAGCTATTATTACTAGCACACCTAACAGTGATGAAGATCAGTTTGCACAAATATGGAATGAAGCCAACAAGAGGTTTGACGAATATGGCGACGAAACCGAATTAGGACGTAACGGGTTTTATCCCTACATGGCTATATGGAGCCAGCATCCGGATCGCGATGAAACATGGGCTAATACTGAACGTAGTCGTGTTGGTATTGAACGTTTTGAACGTGAACATGAATGTAAATTCTTAATTTTTGACGAAACATTAATTAATAGCATTAGCTTGTCTGATCTTGAAGGAAAAGATCCTTTAATGAAAATGGGCCAAGCCCGTTGGTATAAGAAAATTAATCCTGCAAATACATATATTTTTAGTCTAGATCCTAGTTTAGGAACAGGCGGCGATTATGCTGCAATACAGGTATTAGAAATACCTACATTAGAGCAAGTAGCCGAATGGCATCATAACATGACTCCGATTCAAAACCAAGTACGTATTTTACGAGATATGGCAAAATATGTTGATGAAGAATGTAATAAAGCAGGCGCCTCTAGTAGCATCTATTATTCGATAGAAAATAATGCAGTAGGTGAGGCAGGATTAGTAGCTATTACAGAGCTAGGAGAAGAATCATTTCCTGGATTATTCCTTAGTGAACCGATTAAGAAAGGGCATGTAAGACGATTCCGTAAAGGGTTTAATACTACACATTCAGCTAAAATAAGTGCTTGTGCTAAGTTAAAACAATTGATCGAAAGTCGTCAAATTAAGATTTATAGTAAACCATTGATTAGCGAATTGAAAACATTCGTAGCAGCTGGAATTACATTTAAAGCTAAAACTGGTCAACACGATGACTTAGTATCAAGCATATTATTAGCAGTTCGCATGATTCTTTTATTACAGGATTGGGATCCATCTATTTACGAAAAGATGCGGGATCATACTGGTTTAGAAGAATATGACCTACCAATGCCCATTTATATAAGTTCATATTAAACATAAATACAATACTATGCAAGCAATCGAGTTAATTTCTCAAGATTTATTTGATAAGGTACGTAGCCGTTTCTCTAATTTAGAAATGGGCGACGAAGATGGTGATGTCACTATTGATCCACGCGCAGCAAGGTTTTTTGATTTTGATTTTGTTCATGAAGGTCATAATCTAGGAAGAGTAAGCGTTAGTATCAATGAGAGAGGATCACTAAAAATATTCTATACACAAGGAATTTTAGAAGATCAACATCCCTTAATACACCAAGTATGGTTTAAATTTTTAAGAGAAATGCGATATTTCTCAAAACAGAGATTATTGAGATTCGATACTAGAGATATTACAAAACGTAACCTTGATAAGAATGATTTTAGATATCTCGCATCTACTGGAACTAAGGAAGAAGTTATGGCAGAAAATAGAATGTATGGCAGCTCAATGCGTAGCTACTTGCCATTAGAAAGTGCACGTCTAATTGTTAAGCATCATGGCCCTGTTGATGAACATCAAATGGGATCTCGTAGTAGAAATATTAAAGGACTGTTCATCGAAAACTCGGAAGGTGAAAGATTTAAATATCCTTTCATACACTTACCAGGAGCTAAAGCAATGCTTCGTCATGTGGCCAATGGTGGCCGTCCTCATGATATGCATGGTCAAGCTATTATCGGACTTAGCGAAGAAATTGCTCAATTAACTGCATTACATAAACATACTAGAAATTTACATGATAGTATGCAAGGCGGAGTTAATGAGATAGTCGAAAGAACTAGTGCCAAACTGCAACAACTTAGAGATTTGATGCATCAATTATCTAAACAACATCATTATGATAACTGGAAGAATAGCTATCAACCAAATAACGACCATATTATTCTCGATCAAACCACTATGGAAGATTATAAGAATAAGTTTACTGTTAGTTCTTTTAGTGAAGATCTTGTACAATTCTTTCCATTAATACATCGTATCATGCAAGAAACTAATACAGTTAATTTGGATGAATATGTAGGCGAAACTAAAGAAAAGAAATGTCACAAATGCAATATGCCCGAAAGCAAGTGCCGTTGCGAAACTGCAAAAGAAGTTAAAGAATTTGCAGAATTCAATGAGTGGACTTCTAAAATTGCCGAAGGTCATTTACCAGACGATGTGATACATCAATTAGAAGAAATTCTAAATAATACAAAAGAAGTAGGACCGGATGGTACTGCTGGTCTCGAAGCACTCGACAGCATCGAATTACATGACGATGAATTAGAACAGATGATAAAAGATGCTGCACCCCTTGGTGAGTTGAAAACAGTAGTTAGCATGTGGTTAAAAAAGAAAGGCGACACACAAGCATTACATGATCTCAAATTAGATATGCCAGATCATAAAACTGCTAATAGTCCATCTATGCCAAAATCTACAGAACCGGAAGAACCTGAATCATCGGAAGAAACTCCACCGGAAGAAACACCACCTCCTGAAGCAGGTGCTGCTCCTCCAGAACCGGGTACTACTCCGCCAGCTGAAGATGATGAGCCGAACGATGAGAATAAACCTAAACTCAAAGGTTCGCCTGAATACTTAGTAAGACAGTTGGTTAAAGGATTTTTCAATCGAGAAGATGGTACATGGACTATAGGAAGACCGGCCATTGTAACTAAAGTTGAAAAACAATTCGGTGAAAAAATGGTTAAGTATGCTAAAGCATATATTATTCATTTATCTAAGAAAGCAAAACAACATCATGAAACTACGCAAGCATTTGAAGATATTTTAAGACTTTCCGGTCTAAAAAAATAATTTAAAACTCTTGCAATTATAAATAGAAGTGTGTATATTAACTTATACACACTTTTTCTTTTTAAGTAGTGGCTTAAGAAGAAGTGGCACATAATACATACTAAACAAGGAGAAAAATTATGGCAACATTGGCAGAAATTCGGGCAAAACTTCAGGCAGAAAGTACAAAGCAAGATCGTAGTAGTTCATCACGCACCGGCGGTGATAATGCGATTTTCCCACACTGGAACGCTCCAGATAATAGCACAACGGAAGTTCGATTCCTTCCAGATGCTGATCCTAACAATACATACTTTTGGCGAGAACGCGCAGTAATTAAAATGCCATTCGCCGGAATCGCGGGTGAAACCGATAGTAGAGAAGTTATTGTAGAAGTTCCATGCATGGAAATGTATGGAGAAAAAGAAGTATGCCCGATTCTACAAGAAGTTCGTGGCTTTTATAAACTAGAAAAGATCGAAGCTGCTAAAGGTAATCTCGATAAGGCTAAAGAGTATAATGATCTCGGAAGTAAATATTGGAAGAAACGTACATATCTATTCCAAGGTTTCGTTGTTTCAAGTAAGCTTGTCGAAGATCGTGTTCCGGAAAATCCAATTCGCCGATTCGCTATTAGTCCTCAGATCTTTCCTCTGATTCCTAAAGCATTGCTAGATAATGATATTCCGCATTTGGTTACTGACCCGGTAAACGGCCTTGATTTTAGGATCGTTAAAAATACCAAAGGTAAATTTGCTGATTATAATTCTAGTGGGTGGGCTCGACGTGAACGTGCATTGACCGAAGCTGAACTAGCAGCTATTAATCAGTACGGATTGTTTGATCTTAAGAGCTTTTTACCTAAGCGTCCTAATGATGTAGAAACTAAGGTCGGTCTTGAAATGCTCGAAGCATCATTGGCAGGCGATGCGTTTGATATGAATCGTTGGGGTCAATATTATAAGCCTAAGGGTTATCGTCCTAATAATGGAGCAATGCCTGCAGCAGTGAGCAGTGATATTATTGACGAAGACGACGCTGTTTCAGTAGCTCGGCAATCTCGTCCGGTACAGGTTGTTGTACCTGCTAAGGTAGAAGAACCGGAAGTTAATGAAGCAGAAGCTGTAGCAATGGTTGCAACCGCACCTGCGTCATCTAATGAAACCGCAGCAAGTCGTGCACAGGATATTCTTGCAAAGATTCGCAGTCGTAACGCACAATAATTTAGGAGATCAAAATGGCTAAGAATTTTGATATTTCTAAATTTAGAAAGAGTATTACTAAGTCAATTCCAGGTATGGGTATCGGTTTCCGAGACCCTACCGATTGGATTTCGACAGGTAACTATGCATTGAATTATCTTATCTCGGGGGACTTCTTTAAAGGAGTTCCTTTGGGCAAAGTTACTTGCTTTGCAGGCGAATCAGGATCAGGAAAGAGTTATATCTGTTCAGGTAACATTATTAAGCATGCACAGGAACAGGGCATTTATGTCATTCTAATCGATAGCGAAAATGCATTAGACGAATCATGGTTACATAAGCTCGGTGTTGAAACTACAGAAGATAAGTTGCTTAAGCTTAATATGGCTATGATTGATGATGTCGGTAAAACTATTAGTGAATTTATGGCAGAATATAAAACAATGCCCGACCCGGATCGAGCAAAGGTATTGTTTGTTGTTGATAGTCTAGGATTCTTAATGACTCCAACTGAAGTTAATCAGTTTGAAGCCGGCGATATGAAGGGTGACATGGGCCGTAAGGCAAAAGCTCTTAAAGCGCTAGTTGCTAATTGTGTTAATATGTTCGGTGCATACAATGTAGGTTTAGTAGCAACTAATCATACATATGCATCACAGGATATGTTTGATCCCGATGATAAAATTTCCGGTGGACAAGGCTTCATCTTTGCTAGTTCGATTGTAGTTTCAATGAAGAAACTTAAACTTAAAGAAGATGAAGATGGTAATAAAACTTCAGACGTTTTAGGTATTCGTGCAGCGTGTAAAGTTGTAAAAACACGTTATGCTAAACCCTTTGAAAGTGTACAAGTTAAGATTCCATATTCTACTGGTATGAGTCCAACTTCCGGACTTGTTGACATGTTTGAGAAGATGGGTGTACTATTTAAAGTAGGTAATAAACTAGCTTATACTGACCGAGAAACTGGAGAAATTATTTCCGAATTCCGTAAGAATTGGACTGAAGATAAGTTAAAACTTATTATGGATCAATGGGACGAATCGGTAATTAGAGCAGAAGAACCGACAGAAGATGTAACGGAGGAAGACAATGGATGAGAGTTTGATTATGGAAGTTTGGGATACATTTAAGGAATATATTCCAGAAAAGAATAAAGATACTGCTGCAAGGCAGTACGTTGATTACCTATTAGGAAAAGAGTTCAAGGCTTCGGACCTTGAAGGATATCTAGGGTATGACACTCATCTCGATGATGCTATTAACGAAGTTGTTGAGAATAGCGACGAAGAAGATGATTTTGAAGAAGACTCGTTCGAAGATGACGAGGATTATTAATGGCTTCTTGGTATGCAAAGGTGAGCAAGGATATTGCTCACCTTCCTGCTTGCATTGATTACTTTTATAATGAACTAGATGCTGCGAAGAAAGAAGTTAAACTCTACGGTAACGTAGAAAAAGCTGCTTCGCAGCTTCCGGGCATTGTAGAACAACGTTTTAATCAGCTTCAAGAAATTGAAGCTGTTTTAGAATACTTAAACATTGAACTTCGACGGATACGAAGTAAAACTTTTAAAAAATATCTCGAAAATTATCAACGAGCATTGAGTTCTAGAGATGTTGAAAAATATGTCGACGGAGAAGCCGATGTTGTTGACATGGAAAAGGTTATAAACGAATTTGCTCTCTTAAGAAATCAATGGTTAGGAATCATTAAAGCCATTGATCAAAAACAATGGCAAATAACTAATATTGTAAAGCTTCGTGTAGCAGGATTAGAGGATGCAAGTTTATGAAAACTATTTTTGTTGAAGATCTAATTCATAGATTGGCTTGCAATGGATCCTATATTTTTTCAGGGCTTATTCCTTTGCAAGTTCGAGATAAAAACTTTGTTGTTAGTCTGTCTAATCAAATCTTTTCAAATCGAGGATTAACACGCAAACAAAAAAACTCTGCACTTTCTATTATTAAAAAATATTCCAAAATACTATCTTCAGAATTGAA